CAACATTTAAGGGATGAAATAATTAAGAATGAGGTCGATAAAATTAAGCGAGAAAGGAGCAAACCAAGTGAGTAAAGAGAAGATAATAGAAAAAGCTTTGGAAATATTAGAAGACAAGCTACTCGACGCTTTAAATTGTCAACAATCAATATGTGTAAATGAGCCGCCACTTTTTAAAGCCATAAAAGACTATACAATAGAAATCCAATCAGCCCTAAAAAGCGAATCGGGCGGTAAAGCGGTTGATATGGACAACATAGAGCACGCCTACAATGAGGATTTTTACTTATGCCCTAGTGATGAGTGTAAATTCAGAGTTCAAGATTATCAAAAATATTGTGAGATGTGCGGTCAAAAGCTAATATGGGCTCAACCCCCAGAAACCAACCCACAAAGTGAGGGATAGATGGATAATAAAGTTGGCGGAATAATATACACAGATGCTATTCTACATAAAAGAAAAGGGGTTGAGTGCCCTAGAGAGGGTTGTTTAATGACTAAGCAATATTGTTTACATAAATGCTCTGATTATAGAGGCATGGTTAAGGGTGTTGATGTTGTTTTATGCAATCATGGCTCATATTTTTTTGAAGAGGCTACCAATGATTAAACAACAAATACAATTGAAAAATGAAACGCCTGATTCGGAATACACAAAGTTTTGTAATATGTGTGAGAAAGACGGTGTATTTGTTGCGTGTGGTAACTGTGACGATAAATGGATTATCGTAAAGTTTGAAGATGAATTAGATCAACTCGCATGGCTCACAGCTAAGGGGCTTATTGAAATGAGCGAGGCTACCAATGGAGAATAAAGAGAAAATAATAGAGATATTGAAAGCTAACTCTTGGAAATTAGACGCAGATGAGCTTTATGCAGATGAAGATTATGGAAACGTATTATCTGAGAGTGATTTTGAAAAGATAGCCAATTTTATCGTGGGCTTGGAGGGAGAGAAGTGGATAAGTGTTGAGGATAGATTGCCATTGGATGATAAATCGGTGTGGGTTTGCTGTTCAGATTCAAGTGAAGTCGGGTGGTATGAAGCGGATGAAAAAAAATGGTACTCAGAATTTAATCCAGAGTATATTGGTGAATCATGTTCAATACGGCTGATAGATGTAACCAATTGGATGCCTCTTGCTAAAAGACCTCAGCCCCAGAAACCAACACCACCAAGCGAGGGTAAATAATGGAGAATAAAGAGAAGGCGAGGGAAGGGGTTAAATTGTCGGATTATTACACTTGTGAGCAATGTGAAGCGTATGAGAAAAATAACGGTCATTTCTGCAATGAGTATTATGCAAATATGAAAAACACTGAAGCGTGTTATGAATTTTCCGCTAATAAATGTATGTCATGCGGTAAAAATACTGTAACACACCCTAATTTAACGTGTCACAAATGTTATGAGGTGCTATAGTGAATAAACACACCAACACAAACGAACATAACGAGAAGGAAGGTGGAGAGTGAGTAAGAATGAATTAGTAACAAAAAGACTTAAAGAGATTGATTTAATTATGTTGGAATTGACAAGAGATAGGCGTAATGCAATTAAAGAAGAAAGGGAAGAATATACTTACGAAATAGCGATATTGAAGGCAGAACGTAAAGGAATTATTTTAGCTTCAAATTGTGATGATTAATATGTATAAATCGAGGAATAAATAATGTCAGATAATAATAGAAAGGTAGAGCTTGAGAGATGCCCGTTTTGTGGTGGTGAGGCGAAGGGGCAATCATACAATGGCGATCACTGGATCAATTGTGAATGCCAAGAGATGCAACCAACGAAGGAAGAGGCTATCGAAGCATGGAACACCCGAACCAAGCCAAGCCCAATAGAAAACAACACAAACATAAACCTACTAGAAAACTTTGTTGATAAATGTATAACCGACAAATGCCTCAATTTAGAGGACGCTGAAGAGGTGTTGGGACAGATTGAGGGACGAGTTGCCGATGTCAGCAAAACATCAGATAAGGCTATTTCGGAGGCGCTGGGGGAGGTTGGCAAGGAGTTAAATATTTTAGAAACTTTGAGTGATTTAAAACGTGTATCTTACCCTAGAAAAGTCCTAGTCGGAAAATTAACCAAGATTCAAAACATACTGGAACAAAACAATAAAGGAGTAAACGTTGAGTAAAAACAAGATAATAACGGATAGTGATGAGCGTTACACAATAACCCCTCTAATTGACCCATTAATGATGTGTGGTTTTGATAACGGAAACATTACATTATCCAATGGGAAACAGGTATTGAATCTCAAGAAAGAGGATTTGCCGAGAATAATTGAGTTGTGTGCAATTAAGTTGCAACAAGTGGAGGGGATTTGATTATATTTAGAGGTAGACATGTGTCATGTATAGGGAACTATGGCTTCAACACCTGATTATACCGTAGAGCAGAAAAGATACGCTAGATATCTGTATGAGACAGAGGGGTTGTCAATTCCAGCTATACGTAAAGACATGGGCGCGTCTCTTCAAACTCTCAACACTTGGAAAAAATCTCAAGAATGGCTGGCTAAAGGGGAAAAGGCTGAGGACTTCGAAGATTGGACAAGACAACGATTTCTTAAAATAGCAGAAGAGAAGGGTTTTGGAATTAATAAAACCATTGAAACCCTCATTGAAGGCATAGAAAAGCCAGTAAAGACTATATTCGGCAAAAATGGCGAAAGTATTATTGATACCGATTACTCAGTAAGGCATAAATTCCTCAATTCATTCCTAAATGTATCTGGATTACTCAATACGGGTGGTAAAGTCGGAATAGAGGCTGGCGATGGGGCAATCCTCAACATTCAAATTAATCATCCAGGTAAGGAGTAATAATGCCAGAAGTGGACTATAAGAGGTTATTGGGTAAATATATGAGTGTAGTTTTAGAGGAAGAGGGTTATGATTATATATCCCCAAGGCAATTCTCTGAAGAAGAGATGAATTTACTTAATGAAGCCTATAACGAGTACGAAGAGTAACATGCTAACGTTCGTAAAGTACGCCAAGACAACTCCAGAGCACACAATATACATCAAGACCGCCTCACAGCCACATATTAAGAAGATTCTAAGCGCATTTGATAAAGTATTCGAGAAATAAGAAAAAGCCCTTAGAGAGTATCTAAAAGGCTTGACTTGGAGGATAAAGAAATTCTACTGTTGACCGGCTACTAATATAATATTAACCGCGCCAGTGATTGCAATACCTCTTATTTCCGTACCATTAAATGGTGCTAGAATATCGAGGAACTCACCGGGACCAATTCTGATTCCGTTAAGCGCTGTTGCTGCCTGACCACCAAACGCTATATGAACGTCATTTGCGGCATCTAAGTTTTGAATACCTACGTAATTACGGCTATTTACTGCCGAATCAACCAATGTGTCTGTTGTAGCTACTGATACGCCACTTGAATATACTGCCATGTTGTTTCCTTTTGTTAAAAATTGTTGTTTAAACGCTCACAAGTATTGATCTAGCCTTTAAATCCATATTACCATTAGGCGTTAATGTAAATTTAAACCCATAATCTTTTGCATCTGAATCTATGCCGTTATACAGCATAAAAAAGCGCGTTGTGTTTATGTCTATGTTATTCTTGTACATCACAATATCTTGCTCATCTATAAGTATATCACCATGAACAGGGTGAGGCACAAAGCACTTAACCAAGCAAATGTCATTAATAGCACCATTTAGAGTCATTTTAAGTTTAACTCTAATCTCAGTGTTATCTATAGTGTCTTTTACTATTGATGTAGTGTTATTCCATAATTCAGTTGTTGTGCTCTTATAATCCCTTGACACACAATCAATTGGTAGATTAACTTCTGCTGAAGCTGTGAGGGCAAGCGTTGTCCCTGTATCTACGCAATCGTGTATAGCGTTTTTAGCGGGAGTGAAATTCTCTGCTAATATTGTCTGTAATCCGTTCGCTGTCATTATTATGCTCCGTAAAAGTTAGGGGCTTTGTTCTTTGTCCCTATACCTGTAGATTGAAAGTGAAGGTCTATATTGTGAATAAAAGGCTTTGCGCTTCCATCCATTGTATTAGCTGTTAATTTGGTTCTTATGAGTAAAAGCCCGTCAATTTCTAAATCATCACTATCTAATTGAGAAGCTGAAGGGCTTGCCGCACTTAGTTGCACCTCTGTTATCATGTGTTGATATTGTGTGGTAGATGCGTTTTCACTTATTGTTGTAGTAATATTTGTACCAAAAGCCTCTTGATTGTGTCCTTTAGACCAAGTTACCTCACATTCAAACGTAGGCGCTCCTGTAGTGACTGTTGCACTATCGTGGCTCCAGTGTATGTGTAGATAAATATCAGTCCCTAAGGCGTACTCATGCGTAATATGAAACATGTTTGTAACTAGATCATTTACTGAGAACTCATACTGTGAGATGTTGCCTTTGTAGTTAGTCCATGAAGGGTCAGCCGCACCTAATCCTCTAATTATAATTGGTCCAAGCTGATCTTCCCAAGAATAAGTAGGAGTGTCTAAATCTACTTTGAAGCCTTCATCACTTGCCTTGCCTAGTATCAATGAATTAAACTTCATATCACTAGCTTTATTTATTGTTTGTAATCCGTTTTCCATGTTAAGCCTCGTTTATGACAAATTTGCCTGTTAGTTCATTCACTACGGCTATGCCTGTTAATTCGTTTATCACTAGTTTATTTCCTCCACAGCTTGTATCGCTTATTAGATAAGACGTGTCCCATATCATACCATAAGGGAACATTGTATTAAAAGGCGTACCAGTTCCAAAAGTCCACTCCCTAATAACTGCGCTTTCTGTAGTGCTAAAGAATTTATTTCCGTTAGGGTCTGTCTCTGTCCATATGCGTGTATCTAAATTAAGTCTGCCAGTATAACTTGAGTTAAAAAACTTCCATTTTGCAGGAAAGCGACCGGCTGTACTATCTTGAGAACTCACTGAAACCCTGTCAAATATTGCAGATGTTACTGTATTTGACTTAACCTGCACTAAGGTGTTTATTTTTATTGAAACCGATGTACTATTGTGGGATATTTTAAATGATATATGGTCACCCTCTGACACCGCAACATAAGAAGAAGTCACCGCAGAGCCTGCATTGCCTGTATATAAAAACCTTATTCCGTTTCCTGCAACGTATGCAATGTTCATTCCTGAACTACCGTTCCCGAACTCAAAAATGCTACTATTACCAATAGCCGTTAAGTCTCCAACAATAAATTCACCTTCAAAAATTGTTGTATCTGCTGTAATTATTTCAACTGCTCCACCTGTAAAAATTGTCCTCAAATAATCATTAAATAATTGAGTCCAACCTGTAGCAGGGACAAGATTAGAGCCACCTGCCGTCATAATAGGCTTGAGTAATTGAGTCCATAAAACATCATGATGAGGGGCGTTATCAGGGTGTATTAAATCCGCACTTAATGCAGGGTCTAAAGTTCCTGCCGAGCCGCTTAAACTTAAAGCTGTGTTTGCATCATAGGTAAATATGTTTATTTCTGTAGATGTTAACGCCTCAATGTAAGCACTTAATTCCAAGGCATCCGCTATTTGTGTAGTTTCTGCTACTGGTCTAGGCAATACGGTTCCCCATATAATATCACACTTATATTTTTCTGCTTCTGTAACAATTGCATCAATAGTGGTCTTTAATGTAGCAACCGATGTCCCTGCAATTACATCATTTGTAAGCACTTGAATTACAACATAATCTGCACCTTGTCTTAGGCAGGCGTTTGTTATATTTCTCGCAGTATCTTCACCACCATATCCATCAGGAGCTATATCTGCAATTACTTGACCACCAAATCCGTTATTTGTAAATGTACCATAATCAACATCTGATGTTGCAATGTATTGCTCAAGATCATAAAGGAATCCCTCTGAGCTTGTAGCGTTTGAGCCTCTTGCAACACTGTCACCAAGACCAACACCTGTATTTTTTGAATTGATGTATGATTCAGATGATACATAACTCTCTGTAACATTAGCAGAGCCGTTCCAATACTTTGTGGAATTACAAGAAACTCCTGGTGGATATAAGCCCATTCTAAAACTACCAAAAGGATTTGCGAGAGACTCTAAAGGCATAAGCACCAACTGTAAAAAAATTAATTGTTACTAATAAGAATAGCACAAATAGAACTTTATATACTATATTAGTATAGACATATGGCAAGTTACATTTTAATAGTAGGTGATTATTTCTGAGACATTAGTAATTGGACCACAACCTGGAATGCAAACTGAGTTTCTAAAGTCCTCCGAAACGGAGGTTTTTTATGGGGGAGAGGCTGGCGGAGGTAAATCCGCTGCCCTCCTCATTGATGCTCTTTATCAGGTCCCAATAGCCGGGTATAAGGCTGTAATATTCAGAAGAACCTATCCCGATTTAGAAGACTTAATCCATAAAGCAAGAGAATGGTATTTACCAACAGGCGCTAAGTTCAATGAATCAAAGCACTTGTTCACATGGTCAAACGGCTCACAAATCAAATTCTCACACATGCAACATCTTAAAGACATGTATTCTCATATGGGTAAAGAGTACGACTATATTGCATTTGACGAGCTTACCCACTTCCCAAAGATTATGTATGTGTATCTATTCTCAAGACTGAGAGGGGCGAATCCAGACATTAAGAGAATGATTCGAGGTACTGGGAACCCTGATGGCGAGGGCTTACTTTGGGTTAAGAACAGATTCTTCGACCCTATGAATCCACTGGAACGGGGCTATTTTAAAACCGTAATGGATAAAGATGTAAGGGTCACGAAAGACACGAAAGGCTGTGTTTCTCGTAAATTCATCCCATGTATAAGAGCTGAGAATAGAATACTTATGGACGCTGACCCAGAGTATGAGAATAGACTTGATCAGTTGCCAGAAGATAAGAAAAGGGCGCTAAAGCAAGGGCTTTGGACAACTCTTGATAAGCCAGACCAACTTGTTCATGGTCAATGGTGGGAAGATGCACTTAATGGTAAAAATAAGTTTGTAGACAATGGTAAATATACTATTGGAGCCGATTATGGTACATATCAGGGTGTTGATAGATCGGTTGAGTTCCTTGGGGTTGGTAATCGACCATATAGATGTAAGAACTGGTCAAAGACTAAAACGAACCAATTTGCCAAGATTTTAGCAGAAACAGCCAATAGTGTAGATAAGAATAATGTTCGTATCGGTGTTGACTCAATTGGTCCCGGTACTGGCGTTGCGGATGATTTAGAAGAACATCACAGCATGTCATATATTCTCGAGAGATGCACCCACAAAGACCCATTATTTGATGCAAAGTATCTGGGAGAGATTAAGTTCGATAACCTTAGATCACAAATGTGGTGGAATCTTAAGACGGACTTTGAGAAGGGCAATATTGATATGTCAGCCTTCCTTGATAAGCCGCTTACTTCAGATGGTGAGATTGACGAGAGAACCGAGCAGGGCTATTTTGACGAATTCAATAGACTCCAAGAGGAGATTCTAGCTCATACGTATAAAATCGTTAATGGTAAACTCATTGTTATCTCAAAAGAAGAGTTGAGGAAGCCTGAGAAGCTTGGTAGATCGCCCGACTTTGCCGACGCCCTTGTTATTTGGAACTGGACTCGTAGACACCATTACATCAGAGAAGTTCAGCCAGACGATCGCGGGGCAACAGATGGGTACATGAAGGCAATGCATAAGAAAGAGAATGAGATTGAAGATGATGCCACTTATTTTCAATCAGAATATACACAGGATGAAGGAGATTATTCAGATGATTACTAAAGATGAAATATTAAGTATACTAAAAGAAAGCCTTAATTATTCAGAATGCTATAGCTGTAATAATGATTATGGAGGGGGTGAGAGTGATTTAATTTCAATAGTTGCAGATATTTATGAGAAGGTTACTCATAAAGCTAGTAATGAATTAACAACAATATTTATTCCAGAGATAAGCCGTGGGATATGTGGTCATGATAAATTTAGTGGAATATCTGGAAGAGAAATATCATTCAATAAAATAAATAAATATGGTAGAACTTATGCTTATTCTTATACTGACATTGGGTGTAAAGAGTGTAATAAAGAAATAAAACAAAAGGCTTTAGATTGGATCGAAAAACATAACGAGGCGGCTAAAGATGGAAAATAAATCAGAACTATTTAAGCAAGTAGCCAAGTCCGTAGATTTTTGGGTATATTCCAACACCTCTATGTGTGCAAGAGATAGAGAAAAGCTCATAAAGTTCATTGAGAGCCTCGATAAACCCGTTGAGTTTAAAATGAAAGACGGTACAATTGTTAAAACTGGTGTTAGGAGTGATTGTAAGGATTATGTTGAGATAAAGCCTAAAATACTATCTGGCAAAGCGTTAGCTCATAAACAAAAAACTATTGATGATCTGTTTGACAGAATAAAAGAAGGTTGGAGATCAACTATAAAAGAAGCTCATTCTAAATTGGCGGTCAAAGATGAACATTAACAAAAAAGGCGTGAGCACCGTAAGGAATAGAGGCAAAATAATTCCTATATTATCTGAATCAATAGTTAAGGCGTGGAAAAGGCATAATAGTGATTACAGAGAAAGCATTAAGAAGTGGGAGTGTAATGCTATCAAGGTGTCAGAGATGCCTAAAGAGGTGACTGACATGTTGGAGAAATATAATAACGATGCAAAGCCAATGACTGGCGAGTTTAAAGTGGTGCGTGGCGAGCCAATAACACAAGTTGACTATGCAACACATACACAAGAAGAGCATTTCTAAGGAGTAATATATGGATAGTGAAGAGAAAACACATAAACAAAGACTTGTCGATGTGCCAACAGTTGACTTTCATTTTGATCAAGGCTATGTTAAAGTTCAAAAAGGTGACGATACGTATTCATTTACAACGTCTAACAACGCTTTTGGTAGTTGTTGCTTTGAAATGACAAGCGACAATCTTGATAAATATATTGAGCTATTGACGCAGATAAGGGGCAAATAATGGCGAACTACGAATTCAAATGCACCCAATGCAACGAGATAGTAAACCTAGAAATCCCCATGGTAGCATACGACACACAAAACGAATACAAACACGAAAACTGCGAAGGCAAGCTTGAAAGACACTTTTCTCCTGAGAATATAGTGTCGATTAGGACATCATCTTCGCCAAATCGCTGAATAAGGAGCAAAAAATGGAAAAATTACACAATAGAGATATAGCGGAGCACTACAACAAGATATCATTTTATCTTATGTTAAGCGATTTTAAAGGAGCTTTTGCTTATTGGGTAGCAGTGCAGAATCCTAATGAGATACTGGATAATAACAATGCTCTAGAGGCTTATATCAAGTATGTGGAGCTAAAGTACAAGCGAATCAATGATATGCCAGAGAAGTTTGATTGTGATAAACTGAAAGTTCTCGTAAATGAAGATATATTTTCTGCAATTCCAGAAATTTTAGAGTTAAATAAAATGGAGCCAGACTTCATAGATTTAGGAGCATTAGCTAGAAATATCTATTATATGATACTTCGGGAAGTAATTACACAGTCAGATTACACCAAACAAAAGGATGAATAATGAGTAAAAAGAAATCAAAATCAACAGGAGCCTTGCAAGACATTCTTGTCGGGTTCAAAATGAATAAATACATCAAATTCAAAGGCAAAGGAAGAGATGCAAAACGCTCTTACATGAGAGAGTATATGGCATCTGGCGCAATGGAGAAACATATGTTGAGAACCGATCTTGACAGACAATTAGATAGAATGGGGGTTAGATAATGCCAGATACACCAGAAAACCTTAAACAAGTAGATGCCCCAGATTTTAAAAACGATGGAGTAAGTGGAATAATGGAAGTAACAAAAGGTGAAGCAAAAACAACATTAGGCAAAGGTGATAGTCGACCACCAAGAACCCTTTGCAGATACGAAATGTGCGGAGATAGAATCTTATTTGAGGATTTCAACCTTAAGAAACAAGAAAAAATCGGGCGCATTTACATGGCTAATGGAAAAGAGGAAGAATTAGCAAAGGCGAAAGTTATTGCAATTGGTCCAGATGTAAAGACAACAAAGCTCAATGATGTTGTGATTATAGTGCCAGACCTTGGGACTCACTTAAAAGATGGCGATAAAACTTACCGTGTCTTACCTGAGAACTCAGTAATGGCTATAGACTATGCATTCAACGAAGAGGAAGAGTGTGAGCCAGCCAAAAAGTGATGAAAAAGCTCCAATGTTGGCAAAGCTTCCAATTTACAACTTTTCAAGCAATGCCGCAATGGAACAGGAGTTAATGCGCTATGAAACGTGCTTTGCTGTTATTCCAAATAATGAGCCTACAGGCTTTGAAAATCATGCTGCACTTGTATTTAAGGATGGGGATGATAATGTTTATTCAATCCCTGCCTATCAGCACAATGGCAAATTAAAGAACACTAAGGAGAACATGAATGCTATTCAAGAGCAAGGCACAAATGGAACATCTCAGGAAGAACGAGCCGATACTGTACGCCCAGACGATGGAGAACAGCAAGAACGCCGGAATGGACTTGGCGAGCTTGCCGGAGAGAGCTACATCGACAGCCCCGGAGCCGAAGAAATCAGAGATAGGATCGACGCAGCCGGAAGAGAAGCCTTACCGATCAACCAAACCCAAACGTTCCGCGGTAGGAAGTGAACTCAAAAGGCGAAGACCCAAATATGGTAAGTGAAAAGTGTAAAGACTTTGGGGAATTGCTCAAAAACCTTAGACGAGAGGAGGAGCTTACACAGGAATACTGTATTACTGTGATAGGCTGTTCTCTCCGTTCTTGGTGTAGATGGGAGAAAGGGGAGGCTTACCCGCTTCATGTTTATAGAAAGCCACTCCTTAAACTTTTTCCAGAATTAGTGTCTATTGATTAAATACTTGCCACTTGGCTATATGTAATTTACATTTCCCTGTTTTTATTCACTAAATTATCAATATGGTGAATAATAAAAGCAATAGAGATGATAAGACCGCTGATGCTCTTTACGAGCTTAACGAGTCCAATGATGCTAATGATTTGATCTTACATCACAGATATGTGCGCGAATACTATTATGAATACAATAATAATAGGGAAATCAACCATAATTTCGTTCGTGGGTTCCATTATGAGCCAAACGAAGAGAGAAAATACAGGGATAAGCGAAAGACTCCTATCGTATTTAATCAAACCAAGACCTCTGAACGCACAATACTCGGTACATTTCTACAGAATCGCTATGATATTAAATTTTCAGCAAACACACCAAACGACGATGATTTAGCAGAAGTTTTAGAGCAACTTGATACTTGGGAGCAAAACCAACAAGGCGACGACATGCTTGATATTGAGCTAATGCGTCAAGCTTGGGCTGGCGGTAATTCATTTCAAGAATGCTATATGGATATAAGAAAAGGGCATGAGCCACGAATGAAAACGGCTATGCAGAATCCATTTGCTATCTATTGGGATCCTCAATCAAGACAATTAATCACAAGAACGGACGCTAGTTTTGTTGATCGTGACTCTTGGATGTCATATAGGGCTATTTTGAAGGCTTTTGGTGATGTAGCCAAGGGTAATAAAGAACTTATAGACGATAGTGTCGGAGAAGAACAGCAAGACCAAACTTACGAGAAAACAAAGGTTTACGCCGATAGATCACACGAAGTCAGACAAGAGAGAAACAGTGAATATTTAGTTACAGAGCGCTTTTACAAGGTCGATGGTGTTGAACATTACGCTATTATGGGTGATGAAAAGATCGTTATTGACGATGAAGACCTAAAAGAATTTAAGAAAACACAACCAGGTGTTGAGATTTTAAGCGAAGATGTAGAAGAACTTTGGCTCGCAATCACTTGCGAGGACGTTTCGACAAGTGAATATCTGTATAATGGTAAATACCATTGCCAACCAAGGGACCCTTCATCCGGGGAAATCTTGTGGCCGTTCCTCGAAATGGTTGCAGAGTCATTGGCTGGGGAACCTCAAGGGTTCATTGATCACGAAAGAGGACCAAATAAAGTAGTTAACGCTATGATGAGTAATATTGTCTCATCGGCTACACACGCAAGTGCTGCAGCTAGTTTAATTGACCCAACGGCGTTTATTTCCGAGGCAGAGGCAAAACTTGCCGCAAGACACCACGCCGACTCAGACAGATCATTTCAAGTAAAAGCTGGTCGTGTTCATGATGCAATAGCGCCAGTCCCAAGAGCCGGAGTCAATGCAGACCACCAATATGCACTCGATTATTCATTGACATTCCTTAAAGAAGTAACGAGCACACCTCCATCACTTCAAGGACAAGAAGAGGGAAGCGGGGTTTCTGGTAAACTTAATGCTCAACGAATCGAGCAAGGATTTACGCAACTTCAAGTGCTGATGAAAAACTTTAGATTATTTCTAAAGCAACGCGCTAAACTAAGATATTATTACTGGAGAACTTATTACACGGCTGAAAAGACTTTCAGAATCGTTGATAAAACCTCTCCAGAGATGAATCCATTTGTGACAATTAATAAGGTTGAACCTGAGTTTGATGCTGTTGGTAACTTTACTGGCATTAAGAAAATGAAGGATATTAACGCGGCTGTTTACGATATCACTATTGAAGAATCGGTTAAATCTCCGACTTACAGAGACAAACAGCTTAAATTCGTATCAAATATGATGCAATCAGGGTTTGTTCAGAACGATCCAGGTCTTGCGGCGGCATTACTCGAAGAAGCATTAAGGCTTTCAGACGCCCCAGAGAAAACCAAGAAATTTATGAAAGAGTATTCAAATCTAATCCAAAACGCTGAAGCAACAAAGAGGCAAGCAGAACAACAACTTACCGCAGCCAAAACCGAAGGCGTACAATTAGGGAATACTGAAAGAATGCAGAATATAGCTCAAACAGAAGTAGAGCAAACAGGACTTACACAGGGAATACCAACGGCTGGTCAAGCACCACAACCAATGGCTCCCCAAGTAGCATAAAGGGAATGTGAAAGCATAAACCCATATAAATAAACAGCTTAAACCTTAAAAGGAAAGCAAACATGAGTGAAACATTAGTAGAGGAAACAGTAGCACCAGAGGTAACACCTGATGCAAACACTGAAATTCCAGATAATAACCCAGAAAATACAGGTATACCAGAAGTACAACCCGAACAGCCGGAAGGTCCGTCTGAACTCGACGTTTACCAAGATATATTAGCGAAAGCAGACGCAGAACCAGACTATCAAATGACTGAAGGTGAGCTTGAAGTTTTTGACGCAGTTCAAGAAAAGATAGTGAATGGTCAAATGGAAGTCCCAGAGTCTAAAAAACTAGAAGAGAAGCCAAAAGTGGAGGAGGCAGTAGCCGAAGAGTCCAAAGATGGTGATCTCAATTTATCAACAGAAAACGCATCTGTTTTACAGGATACGATGACTCAAGTCGGAGCCAAAGATGTAAGTGAACTCGCAGGTAAGGTTAAGGGATTAATCGATAACATGAAGAGTTCTGGCGGTAAACTAGGTACCGAGTTAAAAGACCTTCAAACAAAGGCAGATAACCACCAATTATGGTTAAATGACTTAGCGGCTGGGAAACCAGAAGCAATAGCCTATTTAGACCAAATTAGAGGCAAAGCATCAAGTACTCCAGCCGCTAACACCGGTAAAGAGGAATACGATGTATCTGATTTTGTAGATGAAGAACTTGGTAAAATGTTTTTAGATTTGCAAAAAACTGTTAAAGAACAAGCAAATACAATTTCAACGCTTTCAAATGGGGAAACTCAGAGAGTGGAAACAAACCAAAGGCAAGAAGCTGTTACTGGTTGGGTTGATGATATAGTTGAATTGGTTACAGCCGATACAGCCGGAGCATTTGGTCTAACTCCAGTTGAAGCAAGGGCTTTGGCAAAGGATTACTTGGGACCAGATGGTCACACTAAAGCGGTACATCCTAAGTTTCAGAAAATGCACGAGCTTATTCAATACGCGCACAAAAAAGGGTTAAATACATTACAGGACGCTCATGTTTTGAACCAACATGAAAACGGTTCTTACGCTCAACAAATAGTTAATGCAACTAAGAATGGGCAAAAAAGCACACAACATATTGAATCACCTAACTCTGCTATTTCAAACAATCAGAGTAAGGTTAAGTCTAACGTACCTGACCCACATATCACTGATGAAGCAGTCAAAAAAATGGAAGGAGGGGATTTTGAAAACATTCCTGATTCTTGGACTGATGAAAATGGAACTTTCGTAAAGGCAAATATCCCTGAAAGATTCCATAAAAAGTGTTTTGGGTAAGGACATTTAAAGGAGAATAGCTAATGTCAGCTACCCCAGTATTTACCGAACTCCAAGTACAATCTTGGAGAAAAAAGATGGTGAAAGAAGTGATTGTAAACTCACTTTGGCAATCATTAAGTAATAGAGTTGCGGTCACAGACCCAATTCCAAATGCAAGTCAGAAAAAAATACCTGATTCTGTGGTTCAATGGGTTTCCGACTCATTTAAGCCGGGAGTCTTGAAGACTACAATTCCATTTTTGCAAAAGTTGCAAGATATGGGTCAAGGTGGTCATGAAAAAGTTGAAGGTAATGAAGAAACGCCACTTATGCGTTACAAAATTATCAACTACAACTTACAGAGAAAAGGTACCGCTGTTGTGGATATGTCTGTTGAAGGTGATTTAACAGAAGCATACGCAATCGCATCACAAAAAGTTCAGTTACTTACAGATTACTTTAAAGAGTTAAATGATTATAACTCTCAAAGAGCACTCTTACAAGGCGCTGATGAATACTTAACAGAGTCAAGATACTGGACTGGTCAAACATTGACTTCTGCTCCTGTATCGGTTGCTCATCATCCAAATTGGCTTGTTCAAGGCACAAGTGGACCTGTAACTTATAACGCTACAGACCTTACTTACGCTGGAAGCATCCAAACTGCAATGGACGCGCTTACAACCGCGAACACATTTTCTTTAACATCTCTTGAATCTATGATTTATCAAGCTGATGCAAGTAATGGCGTTCCTTTACAGAAGCTTGGCTGGAAATCAGGAAACGACTCAGTTAACTATGTTGCTGCTCTTTCTGAACAACAAGCAAAGCAACTTACAAGTGCAACTGGTTCTGGAACATGGCGTGAGCTTATGGCTGAAGCTGGTAAGCGTGGCGTTGATAACCGTGCAATCTCTGGTGTAATCGGGACATATCGTAGAACTTTGGTTCTTGCTGATTCTCGTGCTCCAATTTGGGATACATCGGCGACTCCATCATCTAACGCAGACCGTATTCAATACCATAAAATCACAGATGGTCGTACACCAGCAGCTAAAACAGGCGCCGGAGTTGGAACATGTGAAATGGGAAGAATGCTTGGTAAAGGCGCACTTGGTGCAGCAATGATCAAACAACTCGACTTCGTTGAAAAAGATTTCGATTATGGATTCTCTCAAGGACTTGCGGCTTCACAGTCATGCGGTTACGAAAGAATGGACATGACCAATACTTCCATTTCAACTAAACCTCTTAACCAAAGTTCATTTGTATATGCTACTGGCACACCAGCCGTAACAGTATAAGAACGCAATAAAAGGAGAATGTCAAAATGGCAGATACCAAAGAAAAATTATGTATTGCTAGTCTTGGTACAAGACAAGAAATCATAAAAGTAAAAGCTACCCTTGCTGTAACGCAGGGGGCAGATACAACAACAACTACGGCTGTAGTGTTTGACAAAGAATACGTCAATATTCCAGAAATAATTGGAGTTGTGTGTACTGATGTTGCCGCTTTAAAAGGCAATGTTGCAGCTACAGACATTACTAAAACAGGTATGAATGTAAAAATCTATCAAGTACTGGCGGCTGATGTTGTCACTGGCTCTTATGTGGTAGAAGTTTCACTCGTAGGCTGGAAAGTAAGCTAAATCATATAAAGGCTCTTTCGAATGGGAGAGCCTTTTTAAGGAGAAAAAGTGGAAAATAATTATTTTGTTTTACAATCTAATATTAAGCAGAAAAAAGATCAACATCCGTATGGAATACCGGGACTTTGTGACGTTCTAGGTAAAGAAATGCCGATACTACAGCCGACTAATGCATCTATTAAAAAGGGGCAACTTGAGTGGATTATTCCAAATACTCAAATCAATCAGTCTCATATTGCAGATCATTATAGTCATTTTAATTTTTTAGAGGCGGGAAAAGAGCTAAAAGCATCTCTTCCAGGTATACCAAAACCTCCCAAGGAGAAGAAGAAATCTCCAAAAGAAATTGCAGAGCTTAAAACTTCTATTGAAGAAAAGCTAACTGGGCTTGGGGTAGAAATTCCCAAAAACTCGACACTTAAAACTCTTGAATCTTTGTTAGAAAAGGAAGAGAGTAAAAGTTAAGAGGCTGTATGTCGGCTCCAATTACAACACTTGCGGATATCCTTACAATGGTTCACAACCAGTATGGTATCCGCTTTCAAGCAAACACTGAAGAGTTGGTGAGATACGCCAACATGATTCAGTATATTGTCTATAATCAAGACCTTTCTTGCTTTGTAGAGGATGAGCAAACATTTGTCTTAGGGCAAGATGTGTTTATGGACACAGATACATCATATATAGCCCCAACTGACTCAGACATCGGTAAAACAGTAGTGGGTAACACTGTTGGTTCTATTGGTAAACTCATGAATTATCAAACTAAGAATCGAAGTAATAAATGGATAATTGAGCCTCCAGATGGTGGAACGGAGATAACTTTACCAGATGATGAGATTTTAACTCTTGCCGGAAGTACTGGAACGGGCGTTGTTTGTGATGGTCAACCCTTTAATGTGAGCACGGGACCTTATAGAATGCCAACGGCAGCAGCAGGGAACCCACCATATAGAAAGCTAATTGGCGTTTCTACATTAACCGATGAAGAACGTTTTAGAGTTCCAAATAACTCTGGATATGATGGAATTGATGATTACGGCATTGCTTTAAATGAAACAGGCGGTCGTTACAAAAACACGCCTTATATACTGAATAAAGTCAATCAACACATGGAAATTACGCTTGTACTTACAACAGCGCCGCAAATTATTCAAACAGAAGAGGCTTGCGGTCCGGGTGGAATTACTTTAAATACAAGTAGTTACAGATGGTCATACTATACAAACCCACCTCCAATTGAGAATAAAGCCGATGAAGACAATCTTGTTATTCCAGAAGAATACAGATATGAAGTATTTTTCAAAGGCATTTCAAGACTTGCAGACACAGGGACTTTTGGAGACATGGGAAGCGTTAGAGACCTAATAGCTCCACTTTGTGAGAGATTTTGGGAAGATATGAGAACACAAGAGCAAGCCTATGGCAGAAGTTCAAGCTGGATTTCTCATGGAGATCAATGGACGGGTAACGCTTTTGATGAATATTACAACCAGACTCAATACAACAATTCACAATTTAGAGGGTAAATGAAGCGAGCACAAGCCAGAACAAGCCCGATTGTAGAAACAGAACTTGAGATAAACTCCTTTTCTGGCATTAATACATTTGGACCCCATGCAGACCTTGGGATAGGCGAATTAAGAGATTCAATTAATATGGATTTCTTTAGTGCTACGGCTAAAAATCAGTCTGGACTCAGTGGATATATTAAAACAAGAAGAGGCTCACGGGTTCTTATTGAAGAACTTTGTCCCGATCTTGACATATTGAATTATGTTGTTTTTGATGGTGGAGACAACGAATATGTTGTTATTCAACAATTAAACGGCAGTAATTCAGAGTTTAGATTTGTAGAGCTTGTGAGTGATGCGAGTTACATTACAGTTAAATCTAAAGCTGGACTTGTTGACTTTTCAATAGCAACTACTGAAAAAGTAGATATGATGGTTTCAAATCAGAAAATCTATTTATTTAGCACTCTTGGCAATTCAATTTTAGAATATGACTCAACAGATTTCACAAAGTTTCAACAACGCAAAATGGGTATGCCAGCCCCTCAAATTGAAAGTATTGCAGGATTAGCACATGGAACGCCTGGTGATGGAATTAATGGTAAGCGAGTTTATGGCGTTGAACTTGTATACAAAAATACAGCAGTCACTCCAAATGTAGATATTATAGTATCTGGACCAAATAGAGCGGTTGTGGTCGCAAATCCATTATTTAAAGAGGGTCGTTTAGCGTATGCCGAGGGAGCTGATTTTGAATACACTGTAAAAGTATCTACAACCCTTAACGATGGAACGGCAATAACTGCAGCAGCCAACAGTAATTGGACTCACGCAAGGCTTTACAGGTCAAAAGACGTTACAACGGCAACAAATGCAACTCCTGATTTACAGGGACCAGCCGAGATCATAGGGCGTGAAGACGAGCTTTTTCAAGTTCAAGAAATGACCAAGGCGGCTTTTTTAGCTACTGAGGCTGGTGGATTTTATTTCTTTGCTGCAGATAGTGTAGCTGATGATGATATGCCTTTCCCGCTCGACGTTGTTACAGGAAGTCGTTTAGATATGAGTGTAATTCCTGCAGCTGAGATTGGAACATTTCACAGAAATAGAATCTGGGTATCTGGGGCAATCGCGGTACCCGGTCCCGGTGGAGATGTTACACTTGACTCAATTGGCGGTAAGATATTTTTTACACCTGAGAGTGACACAAAATACTCAGAGTCAAGCCGTGCTTTAGACGCTATCGAGTCAGACCCGGGCGATGGTGAGAAAATGATCAAGCTTTTACCATTTCAAGAAGACTTACTTGGTATTAAAGAGGGCAAGACAGGGCGCGTTCAGTATGGCGACCCCAATAGTGGATGGATAACAGAGGATAGTGTAATCGGTATTTCAAACCGTGACTTTGCTCAATTTGTCCCAAATGTTGGAATTTGCGCTATTGTCAACGATCAACAAGATTTTAGAATTTACGGATTTGATCAGGCGTGGCATAGTGATTTTGCAGGGATGCAAATCTCAAGACCAATTAGAGATATTATAAAGACTTTTACCCCAGAAGATATCGATTTCTTTTATATGAATGGTAAATTGTTCATAAATGGTGGCAAAGGACTCTTTTTAGATTTAGGCGTTGAGCAGAGAAGCGGTTGGGGAACTTATGTTTACCCATTAAATAGCTTATCTGAAGCGGCTTTTACCTATAATGAGGGTAGAAATGCGGTAATATTAAACCGTAATCAAAAAGCGGTTCAAATTGAGGTAGACGATCTAAACACAGATTACAACGCTATTTCAAAAGAAGATGAAAAAATCGATTATTCATTTACAACCCATAAGTTTCAAAATAACGGCGGTAGATCACTAATTGAACAAAGATGGCTTTCAATGGTTGCGGTTCTTGAAACTAAAATTACATGTCAACCATATGTAAACGGTAAGCTCTGGCATAATACATTTGATATGTTGTTAGACCCGGTTGAATACCCTGATTCAGCACTTAAAGAGACTGAATATCAAGGGTATAGCGAAATTAAGCCAATAGCCAATTATCTTCATTATGTTGTAACCGGTAAGGCTCCGGCTACTATTTACTCAATAATGCTTAATTGCCTTATTCAAACAGGACAAGTTGCCGTTGGGTTTGACCCTTTTGGAGTACTTGAGGGAGCGCAAAAAGCACCTTCTTGGGCTGCAGTATTGACCTATAAAGATGCCTCCCATAGTGGGCGCGTGATAACTAATTTTAAAATAAATGACGCTAGTTCATCTAGCAGAACAACATCTAACTTTAGACAAGATAACGCTTTAGGTGTAGATAGGAGTAATTAAATGGACGCATTACAAAAACACTTATATGGCACTGATGATACCGCAATTATTGCGGCTATGGTTGCAAGAGAAATAGCCGTTAATGAGCAAAAAAAGCAATTAATGTACAAGCACGAAGACGGGGTAACGGTTTCAAAAGTTCCTCTTGTGATGGAATCGGCAACGACTAAAGCCGAACTTGTAGCTCTTTGTAATGAATCTGGTATACTTCATATTTTGTATACTGGTCCAACTATCACAAATGCCGCCGTTGCAGCAATGCTTATAACAAACGATAAGTATATTTACACCCTTAATAACAATGTTTTAGATTTCGAAGGATCTTCTTTTAACCCGATTTTCCCAACAGACGTTGGCGACTTAACAGGGACAACAGCTTTTTTATATTTCATGAATGATTGCACAACAGCGTCAAGCTCAGTTTTTACAACTGGCGGCGTAAGCGGCAAAACTGGTGTTTATTTTAAAGGGATTACGAGCGATATTGGCGCCGCAAGTGCAGACGCTCCAATGTATTACGAAAAAGCAACAGTAAATCAAACGTCAGCCACACAAAAGCTTTGGAGCGGCATTCAAGTAGGGCGTTGGAAAGGGCTTAATGAAACTTTAGCAAACATAACGGCTGATGGCGATACTGTTAGCACAAGCCTTAGAGGGTTTTCAGTTGACATTCTCCCGCCCACCCTTGACGCTTCTGCCTCAAATATTAGCAGATTAGTTGATGCAGATGGCGCTATATTACAAATTCTTGGGAATACTAGATCAACACTCTTTGCCAGCAAGGTAATAATACAACACCAAATAGCGCCGTTTGGCGAGGTTGACGGGAGTGGATTAGTAACTTATCTATTGTCTGATGCGAACAGGAATTTAGCTTTTGGCGGAGCATCAATTCCGTCAGGGATCGCTAACGATACATATTTAAGACAGCATTTTTACACAGGGAATAAGTCTGTAATATGCAATGATTCACCAGGTCTAGAAATAGTATACGAGGGAGTAAATTGCTATGCTTCAGCGTGGAGCGGCGGCGTAACGGAGTGGAAAGCTATAGGTAATGGCTTTTGTGAACTGTCGAAGTATGATGTTGCAACCGGCATAAGAACAGAGATGAGCACAGACGCGAGCTTATCAATAAATGATGTTATTACATGGAATGAGACTAAGAAAGTTGATGAAAACGGAAACATAGCTTATAATGGCGCTACGATTCCCGATGATGTTAGTAAAACATTTAAACATATTTTCTATAGCGATGATGTTTGCGATATAATTAGTGGTGGCGTTGACGGGACAAGCTATAGGGCAAATGGAATATATTACAGGGAGTCTCCGGCTGAATTTGCTTTAACTGGCGATGCAAACGGATTTTTAGAATCCAGGTCTTTAATTGAGGTTTCCGAGAGGTCTAGTACAAATGCGACCCCTTTAGAGGGTGATGCAGCAACATTAATTACAGTATATGAGCGAGATCGCATAACCGGCAGCATAAATATTTTAAGTGGCGGAACTTACACGGCAACTCTTTAGGGTAATTTATGGCAAAGACGAACGATGAAATATTTGAACTTATCCAAGGCATGGGATTTAGAAGGGAAAAAGTGACTAACACTCAACTTTTTGAGCAAAACAAGGTTATTATAAATGAATTACGTTCTATTAAAAAGATAATGGAAAAAGGAAAGGCTTCAATATGAGCGCTTTAACATGGGGTAATATGCCTACGAAAAACTTTAAGGATGTTAAAAAAGATTTACCAACACAACTTGGCGCTTCAACAGGAGCGGCGGCTGGGGTTAATTCTGGAAGCGGACTCCAGAGCATTGCTGACAACGCTATTGGCGGCATGCTTGGTGGCGGTGGTGAAAAAGAAAAAGTAAATCTAAATATAAAGCCAGTCACAACTCTCCCAGGCGGATTTGGTCAAGGCGGATTTGGTCCGGGTGGCAATATTATTAAGGGTTCAACTGGTCAAACTGGTGGTCCAACAAGCACAAGCACAAGCATACCTTCACAAAGCACTATATTGAATGATACAACGTCTGCAGGGCTTAGCGTAACCAATATACCAACACAGGCAAGCTTACAGCAGGGAGCGGTTGGCGGTGCGATAGATTCCATTGAACAATCTTTTACTCCAGCAGTCGGCAGCGCGATAGATTTTATTAAGGATGAGACCAGCGTTGCGCCAGTGAGTGCCCCAACAATTCAAACATTGCCTACTCAATTTTCAACCGAAATAGAACAGGAACCGGCTAAATATGAGGCACCGACTTATCAAACAACTGAGCTTGGAGATGAGGCACTTGATAAGTTTTCAGAATATGCTTTGGCAGATGAAGACCCACAAGTTACAGCAGAGCGTAAAAGATTGGAGCGTAATTCTGTAATGCAAGCTCAACAAGCGAAGCGTCAAGCGCACGAAAACGCCATTAGAAACGGTTTTCAGCCAGGAACTCAGCAGTATGAGCAAATGATGCGTGACGCAGTTTCAGACGCTAGAACGGCTAATACAACCCAGATGAACGCATTTAACGACTTTGCGAGAGCAAGACGATCAGACCAACAAGCGGAACTCGAAGGGCTTGCATCAGGCGAATTTTCAAGACTTGGGACTGAACAGCAAAGGGAACAAAGGGAGTTTGAAAACTTAGTCAAATTCTTACCATCAGACATAGCTCAACAAGCTTTGGCAGTTGGTCAAGCTCAAGGCGTTGATTTGAAATCATCGTTTACTAACATGTATAATTCAGACGGAACCTTAAAGCCTGAGTATCAAGATAAAACTCAGCCTGAGCTAATTAAGCAAGGTATTGAACAGGCAGTTGGTCAAATGACAACTAATCCAGATACCAATGAGGCATGGAAAGGAACCGAACAGCAAGATTATATCAATAAGTTCTATAACGATAATTTCCAGAACATTCTATACCCTGCTCAAACTCAAAGTGAGCAAATCACTGAGGAAAAGGCGGCATCTGACAGAATTGGTAAATTCCTTAGCTCTGGCGATGCTTCAGAAATGGCAGATTCGGATTGGAGTACATTGACCACGACCCAACTAAAAGAAGCGAAAGACAACGGTTATATTATTGAAAACTCAAGTTTTGGCAATAAGGGCGATAATTGGGATTACATGGATAATATCGGGGTTGTCGAGGCAAGAGAAAGATGGCTAAAGCGAAACCCAATATCTAACCCAGAAAACAAAGGTAAGATAATTGAGAAAAACGGTAAGCTTTATGAGTTGACGGTACCGCTTGAGACTAGAAAAACAGGCGATAACCATAAACTTTATGTAATGGGCAAAGATTTAGTAACAGGTGAAGAAGTAGTGCTATCTAATTCAAGTGAATTTGATGAGCCTTGGTAATTAAAGGAGAAAAAAATGGAATATAATCCAAATCTATACAATGAAGGTGTTTTTGCAACACAAGGGTATAACCCTAATCAAGCAATATCTGGCGATTTTTCAAGTGCTTACCAAACGCCATCATTTGCTCCGCAAGCAACAGGAGGAGCGCCAGCACCAGAGGCGCCAGGAGGACCAGGAATGGACTACATGGGCATGGCTGGTACAGCGGCTCAAGTTGGTGGAATGGCTCTAGATGCCTACGGTAAATATCAAGACCGTGAAGAGGCAAAAGCTCGTTATAATGACGCTATGGACGAATATAAAAGGCAGCAACGGGTTGAAGAAAAAGACCGTTTAAGAGAAGGGCAACGTCAACAACGCCAAGAAAACTATTTTGGAGCCGATTATTCACAAAACCTTGAAGATAGATTTGCAGGGTCTTATGGTGGATATAGACAGCCAGGGGGAAGATAATGACAATTCCATTTCCACAAGGAATGCCAATTCGTAGAGCCGGACCACGCCCAACCATGGAGCGAACTTCTAATATTTATAGTGATTTAGGCGATGTTGCGCGAGGTGTTAGTGGCGAGATAGGCAAATATCAAGAGAGAGAAGCAGAGCAAACAAAACAGCAAGCTATGATTGCCGATATGGTTGAAAAACGCCGTGCCGCCGATGAGGTCAGAAAAACAAAAGCCGATCTTGACCAAGCTAATTTAGCGATTAGAGAAGACGAAGCCGCATTTAAGCTAGAAGATAGAGAAATTAAGGCAGAAGATCGGGAGACTGCGAAGTTGTCAGCCGAGGAGGGCGCTGAAAGACGTAAGCAATTTTACACCGGCATTTCCGGACTTGACCAAGCGGACCCTAATTATCAGAGAAACGTTGAGTCACTTTTACTCGAGCACCAACAAGTAGACCCTGGTGATTATTATAAACAGAAATTTGGTCAAAGTGGAGCAAGAGCGAAAGGCTCAAGATTCATTTCTGGCGGATATCACTATTTTATGGACCCAATTAGTGGCGAGGCTCAGCTTATGCAAGACCCTGAAACTGGCGAACCACTAAAAGCACCTTCAAGATTTAAGACTATCGAAACAGAGCAAGGAGTTCAGACGTTCAACCCTGCGACCGGCGAATTTGAAACTACAGGAATACAAGCAAAGGGCGCTGAAAAAGAGAAGCTTGAAAAAGAAGTACTTAAAGGCAGAACAGCCGAGATTGAGAAGAAACACAAGGCGTTTAAACTCAAGAAGCAGAGTCAAGTCAATGATTTACAGGCTTTTGCAGACATGGCGTATAGCCTCGCAAACAATGAGAACCTTGGATATGTTACTGGTTTAAAATCTCCACTTAGACACGTTCCTGGTACTGACGCCGCCGATCTTGATGTTGATTTAAACAGAATGATTTCATCTGGTGTTATTACAGTGATGAATAAGCTTAAGTCAGAGAGTCCAACTGGATCAACTGGTTTTGGTGCATTGTCTGAAAACGAAATGAAAATACTTAAAGATTCATTTGCCGCTCTTGAAGATAGAAAGCAATCTCCTGAGAAGATGCGTAAGGAATTAATGAGAATTTTTGATACTATGAATAAATATGTTGAGGGAATTAATGAGCTTGATGCAAACGGCGCTGAAAGTGTTTCAAATGAAACGCCTCAACAAGATTCACTCGTAAGCCCAACAAACTCACTCGGTCTTAAGAAAAGAAAAGGGAATAGATAATGGTTATACCTCCAGAGTATTTAAAAGAACCCGCTCAAAACCCGCTTGATACCACTTCAGCGCCAAGAATGGAGCCAACACCTACGACTCAACCGGTTATGGAGCCAGCGCCTATTCAGCCAGCACAACCTCCAGTTCAACCCCCTGTTGAGCCTGTTGAGCAACCAGTAGAGCAAGCGCCACCAGTTGAGCCGGAATCTCCTAGATATAACCAGGTTAGTGTTCAAGATTTTGCATATTTGACAAAGAAGCAACATCCAGAATATACAGACGAAAATGAATGGCCCGAGTTCCAAGGGGAGCATGGAGATTATAATTTAGTTGAGGCAATTGTCGAGCAAGACCCAAGAGCTTTAAGACGCATAAAAACCGATGATTATATTCAAAGAGGTCTTAAACGTGAACAAATGGAAACGTTTGAGGAAATGCCTTGGTATGACAAAATGCTTGTTGGTACCGGGAAGGGCATGAGAGACATGGTTGAGGGAGCAAAGCAAATTGTCCCCGGGCTTGAAGCAGACCCAGAATATGAGGGCGATGCTGAACTTTATGAAGAATACTCAAAAGGAAGTGGAACAGCCCTTGTAGGTGAGATTTTAGGCGGAACCGCAATAACTCTTCCCTTCACAATGGGCGCTGGAGGTCTTGTATCTGCAGCCGGAGCCGCGCCAAAACTTGGTACTGTGATTGCAAAAGTGGCTGAAAAGTCACCAAAGATATTTAAAGCATTAAAAGCCATAGCCCCATCAATTGCGGCTGGAGCGACAACTGGAGCGGTAACATACACTCCAGAAGACGAAACAAAGCTTACAAACGCCCTTTATGGTGGTTTATTTGGTGCCGGAGGACAGCTCGCAACGAAGATTATCGCTAAAGGCGGTGCCAAATTATTTAACGCGCTTAAAAACAAAATGTCAAACGCAAGCTCTCAAGAACTTGTTGATTTAGCTACAAAATATGACGTTCCATTGTCATTTAGTGACATTGCAGACGCTCCAATCTCAAAGAAAGCTGAGGTTTTAATGGAGAATATACCAGCCATTGGGACAAGCGGATTTAGAAAAAAGGGCGCCGCAAAAGTAACCAAGGCAATTAAGGGAGTGGCTGAGGGGTACAAAGAAGCCGCGCCGTCTGACGATGTAGGGAGAGAAATACAAAAAAGTATAAGCACTAAGCTTACTAAGGCAAAAGAAACGGCTAGGAAGCTGTATGACAAAGTTGAAAAGCTTTCTGGAACAAAGGAAATTCCGGCTAAAAAAGCGAAATCAGCGGCTAAAAAAATACTTAAAGAAATTGACGAGTCGGACGTCCCGAGTTCTGTTAGAAATAAATTCCAGAAAATATATAATAATCTCTCAGAGGGCGATAGAACATTTAAAAGCCTAAGAAGAACAAGGTCTGATTTAAAAAATATTGCTAGAAAATATTCACTCGCAGGGGATTCTCAGGGCGAAAGGTACGCTAACAAATTGAGATCAGCCATAGAACGTGATATGAATGATATCACAACTGATGTTGTTGAGGTTGGCACATTTTCAACAGGCGCAAAAACAGCATCAAAGAAAAAAGCTGAGGAAGTATTTTCAACTGGGACAGATATAGTTCCGTCAACCAGTAGAGATATTCCGTTAAAGCTTGGTAGCTCTAACCTTCCAAAAGTACAAAGTAAAGAATTAGCTAAACTAGGAAAGCAAGTTTCTCCGCAAGAATTTGCAGAGGAAGCGGCAGAAAAAACAGCTAAGACACAAAAGGTTTCTTTTGAAGATATGGAGTTAAGAAAAGCTTTAGAGAAGGCGGATAAATTCTATAAACAGAAAGTTGTGCCATTTAAAACGAGCAGAGACATTAAGTCAGCCTTAAGGTCAGATAAGCCAGACGAAATATTAAACACCTTCATTAAGAAAGGTAAAATTGATAGAGCTAAAAACTTTTATAATGCTTTAGATCAAAAAGGACAATCCGCAGTCCGTCATGGCATGATTGAAGATGCTGTTGAAAAGGCGACACTTGAAGGCAAGAAAAATCTAAGCCCTGCAAAGTTTGCAAAAGCACTCGAAGACCTAAAGGGCGCAAGGGGTGTGTTTTTCGAAGGTAAGCAAGGCAAAGAGCTTGGAGGCTTCATTAAATTAATGAGAGCGGCTGAAAGATTCGGGCAATATGCAGAAAACCCACCATCAGGCGCTAGACTTATACCTCTTGCATTTGCGAGCGGAGCAGGGTACGCTACAACAATAAGCCCGTCAGCAGTAATTGGGGCAATAACGGCTACTCAAGCAACTAAAACGCTTCTTACATCTAAGCTAGGGCGCAATCTTTTACTTGCGTCAAGTAAGATCGAAGTTAACAGTCCAAAAATGCAGAAATTACTAGAAAGAGCTTATAAACATATAAAAACAGGGTCGGCGGTTGCATCAGCAAAAGCAGGGGTTGACGAAAAGGGAAAGTGATGAAGAGAACAATTGAGGATGTTTATGACGTTGCCGTAAGGACTGAAACAAAGCTTGAGTCATTTATGGCGGCGCAAGCAGTTAAAAACAAAACAGCGACATTTATTGCTGTAACCGCTATTGGCGCAGGCGTTGGAATTGCGGTAAATATGGTAAATACTTGAGGTTTCCATGGATAGTTACACAAAATTAATTCACTATCAAAAGGGCTTTAAATATCAACTTGATAGAACGTATATTAACAATGTTGGAATCAAGCCAGAGAAAAACATTGATACAATGTATATTTCCCTTAAGGTCGATGGCTCAATTATAATTAAAGAGGGCTATGCGTGGGACGGTCCAAGCGGTCCAACTATAGACACTGACACTTTTATGCGTGGCTCACTTGAACATGATGCTATTTACCAATTAATCAGAATGGGGCTTTTACCTCGATCATATAGAATTAAAGCCGATGAAAGATTATATATATGTTGTCGTGAAGATGGTATGATTTGGATTCGTGCACAATGGGTTTACCGTGGCGTTCGTGTTGGTGGCTCATCTGCAGCTAACCCAGAAAATAAAAGAAAGACATTTTCAGCCCCATGAGGTAATAATGTACAGTTTCGGCGAAAGATCACAAGGTCATTTAAAAACATTACATCCTAATTTAAGGCTTGTTTTAAATCAAGCTATTAAAATAATCGATTTTTCCATAATTGAGGGATTAAGAGACAAAGCTGATCAAAACACTTATTACTATAATGGAACATCAAAGCTTGTACACCCATTTAGCAAGCATAACCGCACCTCTGACATGACTTTAGACCGTTGTGAGTATGAAGTATCTGATGCCGTCGATATAGCGCCATATCCGAGCTTATATGAGGATAAGGAGCAAATGGTTTATCTTGCTGGTATCGTGGTCGGAATCGGGGCAAGCCTTGGCATAGAGATAAGATGCGGCACAGATTGGAATAGTGATGGTGAGCTAAATAATGAAGATGGTCAATTTTTCGACCCATATCATTTTGAGATAATCCACAAATAGAGTCAACTGATTGATCTTATTTAAAGAAGTGGGTGATTGACTAGTACAATCCGATAACAGCACTGGTTCGCCCGACTAAAAGCCATGTTCCGATTAAGGCGTTACTGCTTATCGCTTTACCCACTACTTACCCTCCGGCTTAGCTTACCCCCAGTGGTTCTCCACGAAGGCAAGAGGGTTTAATTAATATAACTCTTATTTAACATTTTGCCAAATAAGTTAAATAACGCCCCACACAAGAATGCTGTTAACTTTGAAATAATTCTTAGTGTGTGAGGCGCGGGTGTTATTCTCCAATTATTTTTGTAATATCGTCAACCTGAAAGCCAGCTGCACCTTTGTGACCGCCGCCCCCCATTGTCTTTGCTATTTCTGAACAATCTATTTCGTCTTTTGTAGAATAAAGAGATATGGTCCATTTTTTACCGTTAAACTGAAAAGGCATCATAACATCATGCTTAGATTCATCATACACAGAACCAAATACAAGGCTATTAAATCCACCGCCATTAAGGCAAATACATTTAAGCCCATTCCACTCTATTTCAAATGAAGCTTTGCGACATTGTAATTCATTTTGCTCTTTCTGATAGGAAATAATTAATTCTCCATTTTCAGTGACCGCCTCAACAAACGAAATATCCCAAAATAACTCTTGCGGGAAATTCTTTGGCGAATTACATATTAATCTCATGCCATATTGAAATGGCATAACTTTATTTTCCCAATATTCAAGATTATCATTTCTCCAAGAGTCATAAGTGCCGAGTAATCTTATGCTTTCTGGAAGTCTATCATTTGGGAAAAGCTCTCCCCATGTTAGTTCACATGCTGATATTGTGGAATTTAAAACAGCTCTAAAATTTATAGCCACTACGTTTGGAGCGAAAAACTCATCACAAGCCTTGATAGCTGAAATATGATGATCTATCCAAGTTAAATCACATTTATTTGCAATATGATACATTTTTTCCATTGGAAAAGATATGTCGGACATTATTACTTTTGCCCCATCCGGCAAGTCTGGTATTGGATTACCATAATCCCACCCAATCAATTTAGCATTTGGGTATTTCTTTTTAATTATTGCTCCGCTTGAATATCCGTCAAGATCGGCGCTATGATATATTCCTATTACTTTTTGTTCCATTGTTTATCCTTTTACTGTTGATGTATCCTAATTTTCTCTTTCAAAACCACTTTCCTATCTTCGCCATTCTTTATTACTGCAGCAAGCCCGAAAGCCATGATAAGCGCTATTATTATCCATGTTGCTATTATTCCGATCACTTTTGCTCCTGTTTTTTGAACTTTAAAAACTCTTCTCTATCAACAGCGTAAAGAGCAATAATGTATTTGCCATTGCCAGTTATTGCATTATTAGAAGCATCATGCCCCACTTCTGAATCAGTGCGAATAGTTATATCACTGTATTCTATTCTATTCGATATATTTACCACTGTTCCATACATGCGGATTTTATCGCCACTCTCTTGTGACATTTGTTGCATTACATCAAAATCCGATTTATTCATAAATCTACTCCCTTAAAATTCTCAACTACATAATGCCCTTTACTCAGACACCTAAACTCCTTAAATGTACTCTCGACCAATTCCCTAAACCTAATATCTTTTATGTGTTTCTCAATCTCAACCTCTTCCTTGTTTCTATGTGTGATATAATAACAGTCCTTTTTGTAAGATGATGCTCTAAATAGTATATCGAAGCCGTTGAATAGTGCGTTAATCTTCATATATTCCTTTATAAAAATGCCGACCCTTGCGAGCCGACATGCGCCGGTGAGGATCGGCGACTTAAAAAAAGTTAACCAACTCATTAATCACTGTTTCCTTCTCAGTTCTCAGTAATCTACAAGCTATATCTAATGTTTTGTCGTAATGCTTCTCAAAGTCCTCTTCTGGTAATTTGTCAAATGCTACTGAATCAGTGCCAGACATGAACTTAAAAAAGGTATGCATTGTTTCTTTGTTGCTTATCTCAATTGATGCGACCTCAACGTCAAATACTGAAATCTGAAACTCGAAGTAAGCCGGTAAGTGTTCAGATGTGAACTCGCATAATTTAAAATACTTGTTCAAGAATCTGCCTTTACGCTCTTTCTTCTTTTTAATCTCATAAAAGCCGTGAAGCCTCTTATTTGTTACTGGCACATTATCTCTAAATTCCATTATGTTCATCTTTACCCCACTTTTCGTAAATCTCCTGATGTGATAACCTTAACCGTTGGCATTCTTGTTTGATCTCGTTTAAGCGCTCAAGTCTGTCGGGATATTCACGGTCGAGCCAATCAAAAAACTCTAACTTGTTATTATGCGCTCTTGCGTGACATACAATACATAGAGGTATTAAATTTAAAAACACCAATACCATATAGCCAGATTGTGATTTAAAGACGATGTGATGCCCCAAATTAGACTCATGGACACGACCACACTTAGCGCATGGTTGTCCACAAAATTGCCACATAAACTTTTTGTATAGTGTTTTAGGTGGTTGCTTCATCTTATTCCTTTGTGATGAAAATACCGGCTTTGCCAGTGTTTTTCTCAACCCTAAGAACTTTTACAAAAATACAATCCCCAGCTTCAATTGCTTTCTTAATCGCGGCAGGTGTTATTTCCTTTGATGATTCAGCTAATACTTTAGTGTCGGCAATTCGTTTGGATTCCGCCGCTTTAGCTTCCTTCTCTGCCTTGATTCGGTTATCTTCAGCCTCTTTAGCAATTCGCTTAGATTCTGCCAATTCGGCTTCAACCTTCTCTTTTGCATCTTTCTCAGCCTTCATTTTCTTTTCAGCATCTTGACGCTTTTTGAGTTCTGCATGTTTTGTTTTCTCAGCTTTTGCCGCCTCAACTTTACGAGCCTCAAACTCTTCAGCGTCTTTTGCTGCTTTGGCTTCAGCATCCGCTTTAAGTTTAGCGTTTTCTTCACGTATACGCTTTTCTTCTTCTTCTCTTTCTTTTTTTGCTTTAGCCTCAGCCTCAGCCACAGCCCTTTCCTCAGCAAGAGCATTTTCAAAAGCTGTTTTCTTTGCCGATTTATAGGCTTCAAAAACATCGTCTCCCATTTCGGCGAGAGATTTGCAATCAAGTAATTCTCTATCCATGTAAACAGATAAAATGTCAATGCGTTCATTGCCAATCTTTTCAATGCGTTTAGCTTCTATTTTTTCGAAGTGAGTTTCTATTTCTTTTAATTTATCCTCTATTCCTTCTGAGGCGGTTATTTGCGCCCTCTTAAATCCATCAACAAAACGCCCTCCATTCAAATAAAATTCCTTAAGTTTTTTATGAATTTCAGCGGTTCCAGTTCTTACTTTTACATATTTATTTCTAAGGGCTTTAGCTTGTTTGCATAAATCCTCTGTTACTTCTTGAGACGTTATATCGTTATACTCACCCTCAAGATCTACCATTTTATTTAACATGGGAACAAATAGAGAATGAATCTCACTAGCTTTACTTTCGGTTATTCCGTATTCTTTATGATCTATTTTCACTAATTCAGTTGTTGCTTTTGTCATGTTTTCCTCTTTATTTGATAAATTGTTTAATTATTTCTATTCGTTCATTTACTAATTTCTCAGCCATTTCGAACCGCTCAAGCATCTGATCTCTAAGTTCAGTATTGATGCCGTACTCAAGAAGAAAAGGCTTGTATAGCTCGTTATATGCGAAAAAGAAGCCCGTATCTGAATCGGAACAAAGCAGATGGTTTTCACATTGCCATTTATATTCATTTGGCATCTTTCCAGATAAGTGATATTTTTCAATAGTGTTGTACTTCACTACTTTAACCTCAAGAGTGCCGTCTTTTATATTGCCGTCTGGACTATCGCCAACCCAATCAGAATACTCCCAAAATCCACCGCTTGAAACAGGAATAAAAGTCTCCTTTTCAAATAATGCGATTGCAGTATCTTCTAAATCAATTCCTCGTTGCATATCTTTAGATATAAACCCGTCAGCTTCAAGCCTTTTGCCGTGTAGACGTTCAGAAGCCAATCTGTTAATAATATCTTTAAATCCTTGGGTGGACGTTCCAGACATTATTTTGCTTAATGCAGAGCCAGTAATTTTACCAGCCCTTAAATTAAACCATTCATCAGATCTTTGTTCTATGTCATGAAATTTACACATCTTCATTCTCTCCAAGCGTCATTGCGTCATTCAATAGCAAGGCTTCATTTTCTTCTGAGATTGAATAGTGTTTTTTAATGAACTCCAATGTTTTATTTATACTGTATGCTTTAACAGCGTCACACCACTTTCCATGTTCTGGCGTTAATTCATCTTTTTCATCTTCAATAGAGGCATCAGCATCAACAACCTGTTTTTGGAATTCCTCTTCAACATACATAGCATTTAGCTCTTGTGGGAACGCTTCACGTAAACACTGAACAATTGCAACTTTGCGAATCATGGTCTTTTCTTTAGTAGCCCATTGTTGATTCTTTTCGCCGTTCTTCTTTTTGCCGATATACTCCTCGACATCTATCTCAATTAAGAACGGATTTGTTCTATCTTCACGGAATACTTTGCACCATGCCCCAAGGACAGTTAGGTCTTTAGATATAAAAGAACCTTCTTTACGCTCAACCTTACCTTGCTTATCCTCAACTATAAGACCGGCTTGAAACCCTTTATACATTGGGTGCATTTCCGCTCTCTTCATAAAAGCATTCTTACCTACAACAATAGTCGCCGGTTCTTTTTCTGAATACTTCATTAAATATGCGTCTTTAAGAAATGGATTCAGCCCAAGACTTTTGCACATCTCAAGGAATATGGTACACTCTCCTATTGATGGCTTAACATAGCCAGATGCAATCATATTATAAACATCACTCAATGTTATATCTACTTGATTGGTTCCGGCTTTAAATTCATACTTAGTTGTCCAAGGGTCAACCTTTGCCACTTCAGCTACTTGCTTGTTTTCATCACTCATTATTTCCTCAACTTTTTTAATTTAACATACTCTGGACATTTACCAGTACATTGTTGCACTGGCTTTCTACATTCGCAATATTTTTCGCAGTCTTGTTTCATCACTCACTCACTTTTTAATGTACTGAATATTCAGTTATGGTTTTAAAATACACGTAGTCACTCCCTATGTGATCACATGCTATTGTTATTGCGTCAATGTCGAATCTTACATCTGGACATGTTCTACTAGGGAAATCCCTGCTATCGCCTACATATTCCTGCCCGATCTCTTCGACATATGCCTCAAAGTCTCCTTTATCAGCATCGAGCTTAGTGTCCCCAAAGTCTCTTTCTAATTGAGCCTTGAACTCATCCCAATGTACTGCAACGTGTTCGATGTATTCTATTTCGCCATCATATGTATTAGGCATTGTAAGCTCACAGCCCTCAAACTCTTTAAAGGTTAATATTTCGTATTCTTTATCTTCGAATACTTTGTAGTGTGTATCTTTGATTCTTGACATTTTATCCTCACGATTTGTCATGCGTATAAGGTAAAGATAATTAAAAGAAAAACGTTGTCAACACTTTATTTCAAAAAAAGAAAATAAATTACACTTTTTTAAAATTATGTTATTATATTATAAGTATGAAACAAAACAAAAGAGATGTTATGAATAAGAAAGAATGTTTAATAAGACTATCGGGAGAGGTTCAAGTGGCTGTCTTTAAACTATTATGGAAAAAGAAAATAATGAGGTCTAGAGACATTATAAAAGAGTTGAAAATTATAAGTGGAACCATCAGCAAAGCCTTAAAGTCTCTTATTGAGAAAGGGTTTGTTGAGAAGGTGGCTTGTGGGTTATACAAAATTTCAGATAACGTAACTAAATAATGAGTTTGCACTGTGGCGGAATAGAGACGCTAGCACCGACATTGACTTCACAGCACATCCTAAGTGATCGGCGACACCATAGGAGTCAACCTAGTAAATAAACCCTTGTCGGAGTTTTAGGAATAACTTGGCGGTTATTGTGGGTATCGAATCCCACCAGTGCAATTAATTTAACAGCAAAAGTGAGGAAAGAATGAGCAAGCGTAAATCACAAGATAAACGGATATTAGATTTCATCATAGAACACGGCTCAATCACAAGATACAAAGCCGTGTTCGATCTCGGGATTTTTGAATTGGCAGCAAGAATCCGAAAACTTGAAACCGATGGTCACAGATTCATTAAGCTCCCAAGGTCAACGGTAGATAGGTTTGGCGGTACTGTTTATTTTAAAGAATATAAATTAGAGGCTGCAAAATGAAATTACCAGAATGGCTGAGAAAGCTTAAGGATTCGATGAAGTCTGAAGGAAAGGATCTCGAGGTAGAATATGAGTTTTTAGACATAAGCGACGCTAATGATCTTTTTAAAATGGCTGTGATGAGTCATCCAATGAGAGAGCGTTTGCTTTTTGGTAGATGGACTAACCACGTTGATTCAGACATCGAAACCATGGTTACTGAAATAGAAGACAAACCTTTTAAGGAATTTACATGATAGTACTCAGAGGGCTTAAAAAGTTCAGCTTAAACATGCTGTATTCCGGTAAACATTGGGGAAAACGTGCGAACCTTAAAAAGGATTACCTCAAGGCTGTTAGATTGCAGACTAAAAAAGTTTTCCCAATAACTAAACAATATGAAGTAATATGGACATTCTATTTTAAAGGTGTTCCGCTTGATGCTTCAAATTGTGGAGGTATGGCAAAAATGATAGAGGATATTCTGTTTGAAGATGATGCACCAAATATAATTAAAAGTATAACATACAAATCACGCAAAGATAAAGATGAGCGTGTAGAAATTGAAGTAAAGGAAATAGAAGAATGAAAATATACAGCGAGGGAATTTCTATTGGATATCAAGGCAAGCACTACCACATGGCAGAGGATGTAATAGTCACCAGCCAGAAGAAAATCAAGAAGCGCCAACCTGACGGATGTTTTTACTTTTCGCATCTTAGAGGGCGAATCAGAATAACCCAAGAGCATTTGGAAGCACACATAAAACTAAATGGCACAAATAAAAGGGTCAACACGCCAAAAGGCACGAGCAGCAACGACCCTATAACGCCATTTAAACGCGCACTTATAGCAGGAGATTTAGCGAGAGATGTTCCTATCAAAGATATAGTCAAAGATCGTGGCGTGAGTATGAGCGTGGTTTACGATATAAAGAATAAACAATAATTCGACCGAGTGAGGACAAAATGATCGAAGTAATAACAGAAGAGACCATAGACAAAAAGCCTGTAACCAGAGTTAAGAAATGCCCTACCGAGTGGGTACTTGCTTTAACGCTTAACGATCTCAACCCAGAGGAAAGAGTTAAGAAGGTGGTTGTGGTATGAATCAGCTTAAGCAAGATTGGAGACGCTACCTTAACAAAGCGTTTAAGAACAGAAACAATTACGAGTGTGGAAACCCTCAATCTGGCAATGTGTTAAGGCAGTTGGATATAACAGAGGTTAAAGGTTGGATATATTTAATAAGGATGTACGGATGAATAAAGATAAACTTATAGAAGAGGCTGAGAAGATGATGTTTAGTGAGTCATATCATTATGCCGCAGATGGCAATGTATTAGAGCAAGCCGACTTTAAAGCAGTAGCCACAGCCATAGTAGAGAATACAATGAAGCAGGACGCTTGGGTAAGTGTTGAGGATAGGTTGCCTGAGTGCCTATACACCTCTTCTAATTTAAGGAAAGTATTTGTTTTATTTGAAGATGGTGGAGTAGAAAGGGCTGAATACTCAGAATCAAGCAGACTTTTCTGGGATGAGTGGTCAGATGAGTTTGAATCAGTTATCTCGTGGCAATATGATAATCTCCCACGACCACCAAAGGACACAAAATGAGAACAGAATATAAAATAATAAGTGGAGTGGAGCGTATAAGCTGTTACAAGAACCTTGATGCTGATGCAGATGTGTTTCCTGATGTTGTGATTAATGAATACTTAACGCGCAATAAATACGACATCCATTTTGCAGATAATTGTGATAACGTTAACATTAATAAACGAGAAACGGCTTTAAAAATAGCTGAATTATACATAAACGACATGGAGGAAGGATAAATGAACTACTACAAGCCTTGGTTTGACTCAAGAGAAAACCATAAACCTAGATAAACTAACAGAGGAAAAACAATGAACTTAAACAAACCTTATAGCGCTGTAAAGTGCAACAATAAAAGAGAACTTAGCTTTGTGTTAGATTACGCTGAATCTATAAATAAACACGTTTCTAACTCAATTAGATCGTTTGAAAAATACCCAGTATTAATCTATTTAAGTGATGAGATAGTGAGTTGGAATGATTCTATGGATAGAATTGGTAAAAAATATAGCTTTATTGAATTGGTAGAATATATAAATGAGAGCGAAGCGAGCGAGCTTGCCGAGCCCCTAGATAAACTAATGGAGGAAGAGTAATGGTTACAGCGATTGGAATAATTTGTGACAGCAAATATAAAATGGATTTTCAAGGATTGGCGTATTTCTATTTTATGATTATTGATTTTGCAATATGTGCAGTGTTTATAAATATTTTCGGATAAGGGGTAATAATGAGCATAGTAGACCGTTTAAAAGAGATCGAAAAAGAAGCAAGGTCAGTATGTAGACAGGCTTTTGGTAATGAAGATTGTTGGAAAATCTTTGCAGAAGATATTTATCAGCGTAAAAAACAAGAATTAAAGGAGCAATAATGGACTATAAGAATTGGTTTAGAAGAAAGGCAGATAAGCAAATAAAAATGTCTTGTGAAATGGAGAAAACTTCATTTATTGTATTTGACTCTACCACCATAGAAGAATTGTACCAGATGTTCAAGGCTAGGCTACTAGCTGAGACTAAACAGGCTGTACGGAATGAGTGGTTTAAATCTGCAAATGAATTGAAGGAAACTATCGAGGAACATGTGGATTTAAGAACAGATATAAAGGAGAAGTAAATGAATGTAGAAAAATTGATATGTGAATGTGGTTGCGTAGATTTCGGCATTTATGGTTGTGAATTAATATGTAACGACTGTATTGCTAAATACATGTATGATAACGACAAAGATTTATTAATGAAGAAATTTAATTTAGTGGAAAAGAAATATTCTTTAAATTGGGGAAAGGTTAACTATCAAACAAAATGCTTAGAGTTGTCAGTAATAAAAACAGATGTAAATTATAGGAATGAGCAGCTTTATAAAATCAATGGTCAGTGGTGGAATAAAGATGAAATTGATAGAATGGCAAAAGAATGGAAAAGTTTGATAACTGGCGAAAACTCTTGCGACACCCCGTCTACGAGCACAACAAAGGAGGAAGGATGAAGATAGGTGAATTAAAAGATTTAATACGAGGAATTCCAGATGATTTTGAGTTTGAAATAAGCGTTGAAACTAAAATGCCAGAAGATGAATTGAAAGACTCAAGCTACCCTTATCCATATTCAGAAGAGAGATTTTCACCAGGTAAAAAAGATTATGATATAGGTTGGTCTAATAAAAGTATGTTTATTTCAGTTAGAGCAAAATAAGTGTTGCCAGATAAATGCGATTAATGTAGTTTGTAATCAGTGGTAGAGAGTTTAGCGGCTCTTTACCTGTCTAGGCTACCACTCATCTACTTCTCTGGATGTAAAATAAGAGCAAAGTAGATGTAAAGCTCATAATTTAATTCTTTACATTGATACAGCAACAAAAGTAACTTAGATGCGTTCAGGTTATGGTTGCATAATAAATAATTTGCATTTTGAAATAGATGCTGTAGTAATCAACATTATTCACACAGAATGATATTGATATTTGGTAAAATATTACCGCTGGGTCGACGACTCCGAAAGGTGACGGAAAGATCATACAGTCTTACAGTAGCGTAAGCTGTATCTTCAAACCTCCTCAAGGCTCTGGAAAGTATAAAGGAATACATGAATACTAGTACATTTATAAAGAGATACTGTAAACCAACAATAGGTAGTGCAGATATAAAGTCTCTAGACAAGTTAATGGAGCATATAGTAGACTATGAGGTTATCAGAGAATACTTAGTTGCAATACCATACAAAGACTATCTAAGAACATTCTATTGGAAATCTGTATCAAAATATGTAAGATCAAAATTCCCTTCATGTAAATGTGGGGTTAGAGAGAAATTACACGTACATCACAATACATATCAATATATCGGCATAGAACACCTACATATAAGCTGTTTAGAGGTTCTGTGTGATAAGTGTCATAGTTTAATACATAGCTGTGAAGGCGCTCCAGAATCGAAAGATAGGGGTGTTGGGTATGTAGTGACTAAAGATGATAATTTACAGAAATACAATAAGATTAAAGTGAATAAACGTAAACAGAAGCCAACAGGTAAAAATCAAAACGTAATACTTTGTGAGTTATATGTTAAATACCGAATGTATGATAAACTCAAGAAATTTAAAGCAATGAGTAAATTACCAAAAGACAAGCAATACACAGCACAACAGAAATACTTAATGATTAATGAATTAATAAAGGACAATAAATGAGTGAATATAAAGGGTCACAGTTAGAAATATCTATAAATAACTGTAATGATGAAATTAAGTTAAAGCGACAAGACATGTATGTGTGTAATGCCGTAGAAACCCATGAAGAGAATCCTTCAGAGCATAAATTTTTCAGCGATGCACATTTTCACATACAAGATAAATTAAAAAAGATTGGTACACTATGTGTGAACCATTAAATAACAGAGCTAGAAGAGTGTTTTGGTCTTGTATACCATTAGGGATTGTCGTTTGGTTCTTCCAAAAATATGTCAAGGCTCACGATAGTATGGGTAACACTGTATGGTCTAGGGTTTGGAGTAGCTATTCAGAAAAATATAGTGGCGCGGTTGTATTGATAAGGAAACGAAAGGTTAACGCATCTCAAGAGATGGATAAATTACAACTTTTAACTGTTTTATGTGAAGAACACGGTGTTGCGTTTTGTGGAAAAGAAAGTGTTGTTATATGTAAAGCTATGGATAAGTGGAAATTCAATTAACGAACTAATAAAGGATAACAGACAATGAAAGAATTTACATACGCAAGAGAATTTGAAATAAACATAAAGTGTTCGGATAGCCTCTCAGGCAGAAAAGCACTTGAGGCGGTTAGCGACAAGATACAGAGAGATGGCGTTGAGGATGGCATACATGAAACTACAACTGAAGGCGCTAAAGTTATTCGGTATGAAATTAAATCAATTCCACTTTACAAAGGATAGACAATGAAATACAGTACAAAAAAAATTATAGATTTTTTAGATAGCGATGAAACAAAGCTGAGTTGGGATGATTTTGTTTCAATGCTTCATAATAAGTTTGGTGACGAAATAGATTGTATGTTGCCCGGCATTTGTGATAGGGTTGAGTATAAGTATTACCGTAATGATGTTGCAAAGCATATAGAAGAAATCAAGAAACTAGCTAATTTAATTTAAAGATAAATAACAGGGCATAAGGAGAGAACAGTGATTAGAGTAGAACAAGAAATTAGATATATAATCGAATACCCGACCACATTAGATAACGTACATGAAAGCTGTTTTAGAAGTTATCATGCATTAAATAAGGTGTTGTGCATGATTGAGCGTGGAGATTCAAAAGAGACTATTGTGGAGTTTGCTGAGTATATGAGGGGGCACATAAAAGAAGATTATTCTGTTGTTAGCTCCAATGATTTAAAAACAAAGGATAAATAACAAATGAAGAATAAAATAGAAATATTGGCAGAGGGTAAATGGGTATTGCCCGTTGGAACAAAGCTTAAGCGTTATATGCATAGCGAACTTGAAGAGGATATAATTCTTAAATGCTGTACTGAGATTGACACTAAGGCATATATATCGGATTATAAAGTAGATTTCTCAGACCTCCCACCACTCTACCCCACTAAGGGAATGGAAGTGCCAGAGGGAGGGATAGAGTTTGTTTGCGGTAAAAGAATATTACTTCTTGTAGGTGATTACGGTTTTGCCGGAAAACATAAGACTGTAGATTATAACCCTTTTTTAACAAGTTGGGATTATTTTGGTAAAAGCAGTAACTCTTATGAACTAATCCGCACCCTACCAAAAACGCTCACTGTCTGCGCTGAGTGCTTCAAAGAGGTGTGTGAATGTAAGCAAGAAGAGGGGTGGTATCGGGTGTTAACTGTTGCCGATAATTGGTACATAAGATATTTCAACGGAAATACTTTTCGCAATAGTGATATTCACTCAACAGAGGCGGGATTTATTTCAGACTATAAAGAAATAGATTGGGCTAACCCTATCTCTGCCAAACCTATAACAGAGGAGGGATAACAGATGAAGCAAAGAGAGATGAAGCCTTATACTCTGAAAAATGAGGACAATGATATAATATGTTGTGGCAGATATACAATGTATAATCAACAAATAAGCATATCAGTTCAGGAAGAGGATGGAATAGACCAAAATATAATTTTAGAATATAGTGAGTTTTGTGATATGGTTAAATCATTATTGACTAAAGAAGAGATTGAAGCAATCGGAAACATCCACACCACACCAGAGCTATTAAATAACAAAGGAGAATGTAGTGAGTAAGAAATACACAATAATACCTCAAATTGTTTATGATTTTATGCCCCAACATTTAAGGGATGAAATAATTAAGAATGAGGTCGATAAAATTAAGCGAGAAAGGAGCAAACCAAGTGAGTAAAGAGAAGATAATAGAAAAAGCTTTGGAAATATTAGAAGA